CTGCCACCATCAATGAGAACACCTATCTAACCGTGACGTTTGCGGTTACTGTGTATGCGTAAGGAGCATCATGGCTAAGTACGTGCTGACTGACCCGGTTATCGTTTTCGCCGGTTCGACCATCACTTCGTCATGCGCAAGCGTGACGATCAACCTTTCCGCTGACGATGTGGAGACAACCGCGTTCGGCGCGGCTGGCGGCTACCGCACTCGTATCGGTGGATTGAAGTCTGGAACAGTTGATTTCGAAATGCATCAAGACTTTGGTGCGTCCGGTATTGATTCGCTGTTCTTCCCGAACCTTGGCGGGACCGTCGCGGTGTCCGTCGTGCCAGGTGGAACTGCTGCTGTTTCGGCCACGAATCCGCAGTTTTCGTTTGACGTTTTGGTTACAGAATATAGTCCCGTGGATGGTGCGGTTGGCGATCTCGCTACCACGAGCGTTTCACTTCCGATTACCGGTGAGGTCACTCGCGGTACCGGAGCCTAGACCTTCATTACCTTAGATAGGAGTTCCTGCCAATGAAGATGCACCTACGCATAACGAACGACGACGGGTCAACCGCTGATGTTACGGTGTCGGCGGTTGATCTTGTCGCGTTCGAAGCGGAGTTCAATCGGTCTGTTGCTAAGTTCCAAGATGAGTTTCGTTTGACGGATATGTTCTGGTTGGCGTGGCATTCGCTGCGCCGGTCGGATCCGTCTATCGGTGATTTCTCTGATTGGCTTACTGTCGCGGATCCTGATGTTGAGTTCGGTGATGGGGACGAACTTGTCCCTTTGGAGAGCAGTCCGCAACGTTCCGAATAGTGCATTTGGCGTATGAGTTTGGTTTGAGTCCGTCTGCTGTCATGGCGGAATCTGATCGGGTGATCACAACAATGCAGCGTTATTTGCGTTGGCGGGGTGTTCAGGAACGCAAAGCCAATAAGGGGTCTAAGTGAAGGTTCAAGTCAAGGGTATTCGTACGACGTTGAACGCGTTGAAGGAACTTGATAATGACATTTACAAGGACACGTTGAAGGGTTTGCGGAAGTCGGCTAATACGTTGCGTGACGAATCGCAGGGGTTAGTCAAGGATGGTCAACCTTTGTCCGGTTGGAAAGGTTGGCGCGGTGGTTACGACGCGAACACTATCCGTGGTGGTATAAAGGTCACGACGGCGAAGCGACGTAAACGCGGCACGGTCGTGTCAAATGTGATGGGTGTCCAGAACACTACGGCGGCAGGTGTCATTTGGGAACTTGCCGGTCGCAAGTCGGATGGTCAACCACCTAGGCCGGGTCGCAATCCGCGTACCGGTCGAACGTACGGCAACGGTCAATCATTCGTTCAAAAGATCCGTGACGTTTCCGGCAAATCCGCGTCCCGTCTGGTGTGGGGTGCGTACGATTCTCCTCAGGATTGGAACCGGGATTCTGAGGCAGACAAGATCATTGAGTTAGTCGATAAGGCTACGCGTGTAGCACAGGCTAAGTTGGGAGCATACCGTGGCTAGAAACCCTGCGGTTCTCGTTAGCCTGCTCTCTGATTGGGACGGCAAGGATCTTGCGAAGGCGCAACGCGAGATTGCCAAGATGCAGGCGCAGACTCAGACATTTGGCGACAAGTTCGCGGCGATGGGTAAGAAAATTCAGAACGTCGGCGCGTCTGTGTCGAAGGCCGGTGGGACTCTCACGAAGTCTGTGACGTTACCTATTGTTGGTATTGGTGCTGCTGCGGTTGCGACCGCTGCGGAATTTGAAAAGTCCATGAATCGCGTGCGTGCCGTGTCCGGCGCGACCGGGGATGACTTTGACGCGTTGCGGGATCAGGCTGCGGAACTTGGCCGGACTACTGCGTTCACCGCTGGTCAGGCGGCTGAGGGTATGTCGTTCCTTGCTATGGCCGGTTTCAAGACTACAGATATTCTTGAATCCATGCCGGGTGTGTTGCAGTTGGCGGCTGCGGGTCAGATGGATTTGGCTGAGGCCGCTGATATTGCGTCTAACGTTTTGACGGGTTACGGCAAGACCGCCGATGAGATGACTAACGTTGTCGATATTCTGGCCAAGACATTCACATCTGCTAACACGGATTTGTCTCAGTTGGGTGAGGCGATGACGTATGCGGCTCCGGTTGCCGCGTCTGCGGGTGTGCAGTTTGAGGAAGCCGCTGCCGCTATCGGGTTGATGGGTAATGCGGGTATTCAGGGAAGCATGGCGGGTACGTCTTTGCGTAACGCTATCGCTGCTTTGCTGGATCCGACGCGTAAACAATACGCAGCGATGAAAGACCTTGGTCTGACTGTCACAGATGCGACCGGCCAACTTCTACCGTTCGAAGATATTGTTCGGCAACTTGGCGAATCGGGTGCGACAACATCTGATTTCATTACCATCTTTGGTAAGCGTGCCGGTCCTGCTATGGCTGCTCTTGTTGATCAGGGTGCTGATGCTCTCGCTGATTTGACGAGTGAGTTAGAGAACGCAGGCGGCACGGCGCAATCTATTGCGGATACGCAACTTCAAGGCTTGCAAGGTCAGTTGACGAAACTGAAATCAGCCTTTGAAGGGTTGATGATCAGCATTGCGGATTCCGGTTTGTTGGATCGCGCTACTGTCTTGATGGAGCAGTTGACTGCGGGTGTCGGTCAGTTGACGGCTAAGTTCGAATCGTTGTCACCTAGCACGCAGAATATGATTTTGAAAATGGCCGCGATTGCTGCGGCTATCGGTCCGGTGCTGTTGATTGTCGGCAAGTTGATTAGCAGCGTCGGCGCGATTATTGCCGTGTTCAATCCGTTGACGTTGAAGATTGCTCTGGTTGTTGCTGCGGTTGCGGCGTTGGCTGCCGGGTTCATGTACCTGTGGAACAATAGCGAGACTCTACGGAATACGGTGATGGAGGCGTGGAACAGTATCCGCGCTGCCGTGTCTCAGGCGATTGATCAGGTGAAGCAATCGTTGTATGAGAACAGGGATGCGATAGAGACGCTACGGCAGGCGTTCATGCAGATCATGCAATTCCTCGCTGACTATGTGATTCCTGCGTTGGTTCTTTTCTATTCCGTGTATCTGCAAACGTTGATCACGTTCCTCGCTAAGATCATCACAACAGTTATTGAATTGATTTCGTATTGGACTAACTTCATCGCTAAGTTGGTTGAGGTCGGTACGGCAATCATTGAGTTCCTTGCGACGGCGAAAACAAATATTGATACTTTCGTTGAGGGTGTCCGTACTGCGCTCGTGAACACGTTCAATGAGATACGTGATTTCTTCGCGGAGGTTTTCGCTGAGATTTACACGACGATCACGGACACAATCAAACGTGCAATCAACTTCGTTATTGGTGGTATCAACCGTGTCATCAATGCGTGGAATGGGATTTCGTTTACGATCCCGACGGTGACTGTTCCGTTTGTGGGTACGTTCGGTGGTCAGTCGGTGGGGACGAATGACATTCAACCGATTCCGGAGTTGGCTGATGGTGGCATTGTTTCGAAGGCTACGTTGGCGGTTATCGGTGAGGCCGGTCCGGAAGCCGTGGTTCCGTTGCGGAAGTCCGGTAATGCGGGTCAGTTCCTTGGCGGGTCGAATATAACGATCAATGTTACTGCCGGTATGGGTACTGATGGTGCGGAGGTCGGTCGGCAGATCGTGGATGCCATCCGTAAATATGAACGGCGGTCCGGTCCTGTCTTTGCGGGTGCATGATGGCTAACCCTGCGGTGACGGTGAAGATTGCGTTTGATTTGAACGCTGCCGGTCAGGGTGATTTCTTGACGTTGAATGACCCGGTGAAGGGTGAGTTGGGGAACGCTAGTTATCCGCTTGCTGGTGATGTGTTGACGGATGTTACGGCTGATGTTCGGTCGGTGCGGATCCGTCGTGGTCGGTCTAACGAGTTGGATCGTTTTCAGGCAGGGTCGATTGATGTTGTGTTGGATAACCGGCAACGCTTGTATGATCCGACGGCTGGGACGGCGGTCAGTCCGTATGGTGTGAGTTTGAAACCGCGTAAGGAAATCACGGTTGCGCTTGATGGTGAAGCGGCGTTCGTCGGTCAGGTTGATGATTGGGATTTGGAATATCAACTGTCGGGGGATAGCGTCACGAAGGCTAAGGGTGCGGACGGTTTCGCTATCTTGTCGCAACAGACGATCAGTCCGCATACGACTTCGGCTGAGACGACGGGTGAACGTGTCGCGGCGATCCTTGACCGGGGGGAAATAAATTGGCCGTCCGCGCTGCGTGATATTGATACCGGTGAAGCAACCCTTATTGCGGATTCTGTTGGCGGTACTGCGAATCCTGCACCTGTGAACGCGTTGCAGTATTTGCAGCGTGTGGAACGTGATGAACCTGGCGCGTTGTATGTGGATCGTTCTGGTTTTCTCACGTTCCGTTCACGTACGGATGTGCAGACGATTACTAGCACGAAGTTCGCGGATGATGGTACAGGCATTCCGTTTTCTAATATCGGTGTTGAGTATGGTACGGAGCAGTTGAGGAATGCGGTTTCTGTTGCTCGCGTGAATGCTGGTACTGCGACGGCAGCGGATCTTGATTCGCAAACTGATTACGGTGTCATCAGTTATGAACAACGCGATAGCCTGCTGGATTCTGATGCGCAGGCGCAATCGTTAGCGGATTGGCTGGTGAACCTGTATGGTCAACCACAGTTGCGGATCAGGGAAGTTGCATTTGATCTGATCGGGTTGACCGATGATCAGGTAACAGAGTTGTTGACGTTGGATCTTGGTGACGCGGTTCAGGTGGTGTTCACTCCGAACAGCATCGGTTCACCTATTTCCAGATATGTAGCGGTTGATTCAATCGAACATGACATCACACCGGGTACGCATCGGATGAAGGTTGGCTTGTCGCAGACCATCGGCGCGTTTATTCTTGATTCGCCGGTGTTCGGTGAACTTGACGACGACATTCTCGGTTTCTAGGTAAGGGAGAATCATGGCGCAATTTACTGCCGGTGAGGTTTTGACGGCGGCTAACCTGAATAATGCAATCAACGGTCCTACGTTGAACGCGCAGACGGGGACCGCGTACACGCTGGCGGCTACGGATACCGGCAAGTTGGTGACGCTATCTAATGCGTCGGCTATCACGGTGACGGTGGAGCCTGAGGCGACGGTGGCGTTCACGGCTGGCGCTGCGGTGGGTATCGCTCAGTTGGATGCCGGTCAGGTGACGATCACGGCTGGGTCGGGTGTGACGATCAACGGCGGTTCGGCGTTGAACGCTCAATACTCTGCCGCGCAGTTGTATTACTTGGACAGCGATACTTGGCTGGCCGTGGGTGATTTGGCGTGACTCTGTTTCACGCGCTGGGTCCGTTCGCGGCGCAGGGTGGTGTGGTCGCTGCTCCCGGCATGGTGCTTCTGACTGACTACACGATCACTCATGCTGGTACGTCAGCGACTCTCACCAATGGTCAGGTGACGTTCACAGCGATTACGTCGCTGTCGTTGAACGGCGTATTCTCGGCTGACTTCGACAACTACCTAATCCTAATCCGATGCCTTGGAAATACTGACATAAATATGCAATTACGGATGGTTGCCTCTGGAACGCCAGCCACAGGATCAAATTACACCACGCAGGAAATATATGCTGTTGGTACGGTAGTTGGTGCTGGTAGAGCATCCGGCACAATCGCAAGTTTTCAGTTTTTTGGGTCCCAAAACATGAACGGCACTCATTTACATCTTTATGGTCCTGCCTTAGCGCAGCCAACAGCATTTAGAGCAGTTGGAGCGCGAGGAACGGGCGGTGCACAGATTGACGAATTGGCTGGCACTCATTCTTTGTCTACGTCTTATGACGGCCTGTATATATCGGCAACGAATGGGAACATTACCGGCGCTCTACAAGTGTATGGGGTGAGATCATAAATGGCTGCTGGTGATGGTCTTGTAAGCATGACACCCACCTCTATCGCGCACAGCGGTACGAGTGCGAGCATCAACGCTGATGGTGGTGTGGATTTCACGGCGGTGACTGAGTTGAACCTGAATGGTGTGTTCACGAGCGACCACGACAACTACCTGATCGTGATTAGTGCATATACATCTGTTGATGAGCGAACAATGAGATTTCGTTTGCGTGCGTCCGGTAGTGACGCATCTGGCTCTGACTATACAAAACAGCAGTTACGCGCAGATGCTTCAAGTGCTACAGGTGCACGCACTACGGGAGCGACTGAGGGTGACTTGGGTAATTACGATACTGCAACGAGCGGCGATACGGTGCATCTGTACGGTCCAGCGTTGGCGCAGCCGACAGCGGTTAGAAATATAAATGTTGATTCGGATAACGGTGCTGAGATTCTTGACCGCGCTACGACTCACTCACTTTCTACGTCGTATGACGGTATAACGATTTATCCGACCGCTAATGCGATCACCGGAACCATTCACGTTTTCGGGTATGAGGAGTAGGCATGGCTGAGATTGCTGGGTTGACTTTGATTACTCCGTCGTCGGTGACAACAAGTGGTGGTGCAACCGCATCAGGTACAGGCAAAACAACATTCACCGGCCTGACTACGACAGGCTCAATATCGCTGGAAGGTATCTTTTCGGCAACCTTCGATAATTACCTTTTGGTTATTGGTAGTTTGGAAGGCACGGGTGGATCATTGTTGTGTCGTTTGCGCGTTGGTGGCAGCGATGCTTCGGGAGGCGACTATGCTCGGCAGCAAATAGACGCAGAAATAACTACTGTTTCTGGTAGCCGTAGCACGGGACAAACATCAACGCGCATTGGTAATGCTAGTGCAGCATCAACATACAGCGGAAATCACGTTTACGTTTATGGTCCTAATCTGGCGCAGCCAACTGCGTTCCGATCCGTAAGTTGTTATCACGACGGCGGCGCTCGTATTCTTGATTACGCCAGCACACACAGCCTGTCCACATCTTATACGGCTTTGACCTTGTTCGGGTCGGGAGCAACATCACCGGGGACCGCT